ACAGCTGGCACCGAGGAATCCGTGTTGTTTGCGCGCTGGAGAGAAGCGGGCATTCGAGCAATTGACAAGGGAACACCGTCAACGATGTACATGGCGGAATGGTCGCCTGACCCGAGCCTTGACCCGTTGCATCCAGCCTCATGGGCGTGGGGTAACCCAGCCCTTGGTTACACATTGGACATGGACACCATCCGACAAGAATCTACAAACCCCGATCGAGCGTCATTCTTGCGCGCATCCCTAAACCTTTGGGTGAGTGTTGTGCGCGGTTGGATTGAGCCAGGGCGTTGGCCGTCGTTGGAATACCACGGCGAGGTACCGAGCGGTGGCGTTGTGGCGATCGAGTCTTCGCTGGACGACTCCCGATACAGCGCGACCAGATGCGTCAATTTGTCAGACGGTCGGGTGCTTGTCACCGTCGCGTTCATTGCCGAATCAATCACAGAGCTGTGGGACAACGTGCAAGAACTTGCCAAAGACCCCACGATTAGGTTTGCGCTGTCGCCGACCGTGGACGCAACGTGCCCACCGAACATCGAGCGCCGTAGGGTCGTGGTTGGCTATGCCGAACTAGGACGCTTTACACCACTTGCCAAAAACATGATTGCCGAAGCACGCCTACTGCACACGGGCGAAAAATTGCTTGCCGAACATGTCCAGCGCGCTGTTGCCGTACGCACCGACAACACGATTGTGCTGTCAAGCAAGCGATCACCTGGGCCTATTGAGTTGGCGCGCACAATGGTCTGGGGCATTGGCATGTGCGCCCGTCCTACAAACAGCGCAAAGCCCATGCTTGTCGCAGTAAATAACTAAGATAAACGCGGCGACCGCGCACCTTGCCTTTTGTCGGAATCGGATAAGTCATGCGCGGTTGCCACTTATATGACAAAGTAGGAACATGGCGATTTTTAGCAAACAACGTAAAGCAACCATAAGCCCAGCACCTAGCGTGACGGCTGCGGTCGCTGGCGGTTACACAAGTAACGCGCAAGGCGTAAGCATGATCGGCCAGTATTACAGTTATCAAGAAGGCGAAGCGCGCAATCGCGCGATCAGCGTTCCAACGATTAACCGCGCTCGAGATTTGATGGCATCTGTAATTGGCTCAATGCCGTTAAAAATGTACAACGAAATGTGGAACGGCGACGAAATGGAAAAGGTGTACATTGCACCGCGTTCATGGATACGCCGACCAGACCCAACGGTGTCGTTTCAATTTCTTATGTCGTGGACACTTGACGACCTTATGTTTTTCGGTCGCGCATTCTGGTACATCACCTCGCGCACAGCTGACGGCTACCCTGCCACTTTCACTCGATTGCCTGCCGGCTCAATCACCACAACCGACATGGTTGGCCCTGTGTGGTTCGCACCGTCTAAAGAGGTTTACTTCAACGGCGGAATGTTAGACCCAGCAAACCTTGTGCAATTCCTATCACCAGCCCAAGGAATAATTTATTCAGCACCAGGCGCAATTGAAACCGCGCTCAAACTAGAAAATGCGCGTAATCGCAACGCAAACTCGCTGATCCCAGCGGGCGTCCTCCAGGTAACGGGAGGTGAACCCTTAAGCGCGCAAGAATTGGCCGATCTTGCTAGCGCGTTTAATGCAGCTAGAGCCACAAACGCCACGGCTGCGCTTTCAGAAAATCTTAAGTACATTGAAACAACAGCAACACCAGACAAAATGCTTTTGATTGAAGCGAGCCAATACCAAAGTCTTGAATGCTCCAGGCTCGCTAATACCCCTCCATACCTTGTCGGCGTCGCTACGGGCGCGTACAGTTACCAGTCAAGTCAGCAGGCGCGTGCCGATCTGTACTTGTTTGGCGTGAAGTTGTATGCAGATGCAATTGCTGGCGCGCTGTCAATGGACAACGTGCTACCGCGCGGAACTTATGTTGAGTTTGACGCGGATGAATACCTAGAAGAAAACTTTATGGCCGACCGCGCAGACGATGAAGTAATTGTTAGAGAAAACACACAAGAGGAGTTAGCAAGATGATCAAACTAATTGCAGGAGAGTTCACACTTGACGCCGCCAAAGGCGACGCACCACGCCGCACCATCAGCGGAGTAGCCGTTCCATACAACGTGCCGGCAGTAGTTTCGGACGGTACAGCTGTGATCTTCCGTCCAGGCTCGTTGCCAGTCGAAGGCAAAGCCCCACGCCTGTTTATGTACCACGACGCAAGCATGCCAGTAGGCGTTGTCACGGAGCGCGCAGAAACCGAAGAAGGCATGATGTTCAGCGCCAAAATCAGCGCCACCAGCCTTGGCAACGACGCCCTTGTTATGGCCATTGACGGCACCATTGACCAAGTATCGGTGGGCGTAAACCCGACCAAGTTCTCGTATGACGAAGAAGGAACAATGATCATTGAGTCAGCCGACTGGATGGAATTGTCCCTAGTTCCAATCGGCGCTTTTGGCGATGCCGCAAACATCACCAAAGTCGCAGCGAGTATCCACCAAGAGCCCGAAGAAGTAGTGTTAAATGAAGAAGTAACCCCAGTAGAGGAGAAACCAGAAATGACCGAAGTAAACGAAACCGCAGTCGAGGCAACCATCCCTACTGCACCAGTATTTGCACAAGCAAAGCGCAAGTTTGATCTGCCAACCGCAGGTGAATACCTTGCAGCAATGCACATCGGCGGAGAAACATTCCGCAACGTTGCAGCAGCCGCACGCGACTACGCATTGTCAAAGCAAAGCGCATTGCAAGCAGCTGCAGGCGACGTGCTTACAACCGATACACCTGGTCTTTTGCCAGTACCAGTTCTCGGACCAGTATTTGAAGACCTGAACTACATCCGTCCAGTAGTCGCAGCAGTCGGCGCTCGCGCAATGCCAGACGGCGGAAATCAAAAAACCTTTATCCGCCCAACGTGGACGACACACACTTCGGTAGCTGCACAAGCAAACGAACTTGCTGCAGTATCGGCAACCACCCCCGTGATTGCCTCGAACGTGGTCAGCAAGACAACCCTAAGCGGTCAAGTGACCCTCTCCGTACAGGATGTGGACTTCACGAGCCCCGCAGCAATGGAAATCATCTTGCGCGATCTCGCAGGACAATACTTGTTGAAGAGCGATGACGTTGCAGCCGATGCAATTACCGCAGGTGCATCAGCATCAGGTTCAACTTGGACTTACAACAGCACCGACCCATCAACGTTGTTCGCAGCGCTCTACGATGCAGCAACCGACATTCTGACCGCAAGCAACTTCTTGCCTGACCACATTTTTGTGTCACCAAACGTGTGGAAGTTGCTCGGCCAGCAATTGGACGGAGATAAGCGTTCCGTATTCCCATACGCTGGCGCTGCTGGTCTAATGGGCGTAAACGCTGCAGGAACCGCAAACATCACACAGCTCAACACGTTCAACCCATTCGGTCTGAACCTTGTTGCCGATCGTAACTTTGCAACCAACACAATGGTCGTTGCAAAAGCATCAGCAATCGAGTTCTACGAGCAGGTACGTGGCTTGATGTCAGTAGAAGCACCATCCACACTCGGACGCACATTCTCCTACTACGGCTACGTCTCAACCTTTATCGCAGACAGCGATCTCGTCAAGTCCATCATCGTCAGTCCATAATCGGAAGGTAGGCCCTAGTAATGGCCACCTATTCGGTCACTAACAAGTACCTAATTGACAACTACGCCGTACTGCAACTCCTGACCCCCAGCGAGATTGCAGTCGGCCAGTCAATTACGGTCGCAGGCGTTGATGCCACATTCAACGGCACCTACACGGTGCGCGCATTGCCACAGTATTTGTACATTGGCGTTGACAGCCAGGGCGACCTGCTGTACGACTACCAGTTGCCAATCGCTGATCAAGTGTTGTATGCCAAAACCGCTAATGACGTTGATCGAGTTGCGGCGTCTGGCACCGTCTCGTATGACCCTGTTTGTACGTGGGTGACTGCCGCGCAAGTCATGTCTTACCTTGGCATCACGATCACGAACCCGTCAGACGATTACACGTTGCTCACGCAATCGGTTTCGGCTGGGTGCCAGTTTGCGTTTCGTCGAAGGCAGGAAAGCGGCTATATCGACTCCCTAACGACCTCTCCTGGCGGTGACGCAACATTGGGCACTTTGATGTATTGCGCCGCTCTGTGGCGCTCTAGAGGCTCAATAGAGGCAACCTACGCCACTTTTGACGGCATGGGTTCAGCACCACAGCAAAGCCTGACCCCGATCGTCAAGCAGCTGCTTGGCATCCCACGTCCAGCGGTTGCCTAATGTCGTACACCGATCTGTTCAACGAAGCGAATGATGACGTCACCGCAACGCTGACCGCAGTCTCAGGATAGCGTGTCGTAAACGACCC